TAGAATAAAACTAAATCGGCAAAACTAGAGAAATTTAGTGACGCAAAGCTATAGGGACTAAGACTTATATAAATATCTTATGAGTTATGTCAGCCAGTTGCCAAAGAGATATTGTTCTTTTTGTTTTTATGAAAGTTTTTTAGGGGGATAATAATTTATATGTTTAAAAATAAAATGGATAAATGTACACATGTATTGACTGCTTATATTAGCAGTTCGTATGATTATTGTAATTTTTTAGATACACAGTTAGATGATTTTATATTAGAGTACGGAGAAAATGTAGTAGAGTCTTGTTTACATCAAGTGATGGTATTGGTAAGTAAGTATAATTAGATAGACATTGATTTCTAGAGAACCCTTTTTAGTTTTATCTACTTTTAAATAATGATATGATAAAAAATTAATTAAAATAGATTTATAATATTCATAGTTTTATTTTTTCTTAAAATGCGATATAATAAAGATGTAAATTCGTATCAAAAACAAAAAAAGAAACTACAATCTATTAGCCTAGAGTGAAGTTTCATTAACTAAATATTAATGTTGTTTTTTATTAAGCTTGATTTTCACATCAAGCTCAAAGTCACTCCTGCCAGAGTGGCTTTTTACTTTTCTGGAAATAATATATGTAATAAAGCTAGCTGTTAAACTAGCTAACACTCCTAGTAAAAATTCGCTCATTTCTCCACCTCCTTCCTTTTAAGGGATGGAATGTAGAAAATGAAGCTCCACTCTTGGATTGTAGTTTCTTACAAGATATATTCTTGCATTTTAATTATAACATAATTTTACAATTATCAAATATCTATTCTTCATATTTTTTATTTATACAATATATTCTATATTGCAATAAAAAACATTGTTTTAAATATATATACATAGGTATATACTAAATATGTTAAACTTAATTATGGAAAATATAAAATGAAAGGAATAAAAATATGACTAAGACTATATTATGTGATTACTGTAATAAAGGAATGAATAAAGATGATAATAAGTATATTACTTTTCATAAGAAAAGTCATATGAAAACTAACATTTGTATTAATTGTGCATTAAATTTGATAGATAAAGATAAATTAAATGAAAATATTATAAATAATCAACATGGTTATTCAAAGAAATGAAAAAGCACTCTCCATAATGAAGAATGCTCTATATAATAATGTTTGACTTAGTAAAGATGTGTTGGGGTTACATATTTACTTTTTTATTATATCATATAACTTTGTGTATGAAAAAGAATTTAAATCAATTTTAAGGTGTGTTGAGTAATATTCTTGATAGTTTATATGTTGATGAATTTCAAAAAAATAAGCACTCTTATAAAAAGAGTACTTTTGGTATATATTCAAGCATTTATCTAATACAATTATAGCATGTATTATGTTTTAGTATGATAATTTTCGTTCGTTTTATTATTACAACTTCTACTATAGTTTTCATACTTTAACATCAACTAAATGAATTTAATTAAGATTACTAGTTAATCGTTTTTTGGTTCTTTCATATTCTGAAATCTAAAATTTTATTATTTGTTTATTGTTATTATTTAACACATGTTGGTATTTCAACGATTTATCTTATTGTTAATATTCTTATTGCTTCCAAAGTATATCTAATTATTTTTAAGATAATTTACTAATTTTTATTTTTTCAAACATACATTCGACAAAAAACAGTTTTTATATGGTATAATTATATTGTATAATACAAAAGGTTAATGAAAATAATTAATATTAAATGTACCAAAAAAAATAGTTTTTGATATAATGAATATTATAATAAATAATTATTTAAATAAAATATTATATAAGGATGTGATTTTATGGATTTCAAAATCAGAGAGCTAATTAATGATATAACCCAAGATATTATCCAAACATACAAAATCCAAATTCCAATAGTAAATATAAATCAAGTTGTTGATGCTTTAGGAGGCAAGGTAATAGAAGATAGTTCTTTAAGTGGATACTCTGATGGATTTATTAGAAAAGTTGATGATTCATTTGAAATAGTGGTATCTCCTTATCAACCAGATACCAGAAAGAATTTTACCATTGCTCATGAACTTGGACATTTATTTTTACACATGGGTTATGGCATTGATGATGAACTATGGAATAGTCAAGATGGAAATCAGTATTTTAGAAGTGGCAATACCAATAAGGAGTATCAATCCAATGAATTTGCAGCAGCCTTGTTGATGCCTAAACATGAATATAAAAGAATTATGGATGAAAACACAGTAGGTAATAAGGTCGACACTTCAAAAATTGCAGAATACTTTAATGTTTCCTCTTATGCAGCATCTAATAGAGGGAAATGGTTAGGATATTTACAATGGTAGATGATAAAGAATATAAAACTCAAAATGTAAATAATGTTCATAATTCAGCTAAAAACGAAAACGCTTTTAATCTTAAAAAGTATAAGGAAAAACTTCAAGAAAATATTAATACTGATATTTATGAAAAAGAAAAAGAACCTAATCATCCAGAAGTGATTTTGTTCTTTTCTTTTGATATAGCTAATTCATCATTATATAAAAATATAAATTATAGCGGATGGGCTAAGGTATTATCACATATAATTCGTAAGTTACAATATAGAGTTTATGAAAACCTTAAAGCACAACTTTGGAGAGTTCTTGGTGATGAGGTAATTTTCATTATCGTACTAAAAAATTATGATGAAATTTATAAATACATAGATATAATCTTTGATATTTTAACAAGCACTGCTAAAGATATAAAAAGTGGTAATATATTCTCTACACTAGAAGGATTTTCTGAATCTGAAAAATACTTAATGAAACTTCAAAATATTATTTCATTAAAAGGAGCGGCCTGGATTGCTATAGTATCAAGAAATCCTAATTTTAATGCTTTAGAAAATAATGAACAATATGAAAATATTTCTGCTATGTACGATTTATCCAATAATTATAAAATATTTGAGTTCTTAGGAAATGATATTGATGCTGGTTTCAGAATATCAAAGCAAACATGCCCAGAAAGACTTGTTCTTAGTTTTGAACTAGCTTATATATTATCAAGAAAAACTGATATTTTATCTAAATTACATATAATTACATATAAAAAATTAAAGGGTATCTGGAAAGATAAACTATACCCTATCATTTGGTATCATAATAAAGGAAAAAATAATGATATAGAATTTGATGATAGTTTTTCTTTTGATGAAATAGAAGAAAATGAATTGGTTCGAGAATATTTTTTTAATAAAAAAGGAGAAAGTAAATTACTAATTGATTCTTTTATGTTTAATTCTGTAGACAAGGCTTTGGATAAAATACTTATAGACAGAAACCTTAGTGATAAGATTGAAAAAATAGGTGACGTAATTTCTAAAACAAACCCCAGTTATGATAAAAATACAATAGATAAAGACTATATAAAAGTAGATTTAATGGAATTACACTGTGTTGCGGTTTGTTATAATAAATCAACTTCAAAAATATTAATTGCGAAAAGAAGTGATAATAGAAATAATAATGCGAGTAAATGGGAATTTGGTTGTGCTAAGGCAAGTCTAGAAACTTCAATTATAAATACTATTAAAGATGAATATGAAAAAGATTTTAATATAAACATTGAACCTATTACTGATTGCACAAGAAAAGATGATTGCCAACCTATACCTCTAGCAATTTATCAAGTTAAAAAAAGTGATGGTTTACACAAAGGCATTATAACTCTCGCAGAAATAATAAATGATTATGATATTTCTAAATTTGAACCCACATCAAAACATAATGAACTTGCATGGATAGGAGAGGATGAACTTGAAGATTTTAATGAAAACACAGTACCTGATTTTAAAGAAACTTTAAAACTAGCATTTAAAAAATTAAATGAAAATCAATTACAAGAATCTACAAATATGTAAATAGTATTCTTCTATGATTTGATTCTATCTTCATAGAGGAATACTAACCAAATAAAACATTTTCTAAATAGCATTAAAAACTACTACAAGTATATATATAAACAATATAATACCACCTAAAATAAAAGCTTCTACTGACTTTTTTACATTATACATTTTCTTATCACAGATTAAAGATAATTCTTTTATTTGAACAAGTGCATCATTAATCAAGTTTTCTTCGTCTTTAAATGCATTTTCAAATGCTTCTTTGTACTGTTCATTATTTAAAGATGCTATCTCTTTATAATAAAAAATAGATTTATATTCATTTTCTATTTTAGAATTCCTTGGCTTTAAAACCATAATCGAAAAATAAATTGAAATAACAAATATACATAATATAACAATGTAAAATAGCATCTCTAAACATCTGATATTACTTATACTTAAGTGATTCATTATTTTTTCCTTCCCTGAAAATAAAAAACCTATAATTGCACTATTTAATAATAGTAAAAAACTAGCTTTATTATCTGATTTTTCAATATAGTAATCAATTCTATTTACTATAAACTTCGCTATGTCTATTTTTTTATCCATGATTTTACTACCTCATTTCATTAAATTTTATATTGATTCAAAATTTTATTTTCTACTTATTATCATTGAATAAATTATTATTTGGAAATAATCTTATTGAAATAATAAAAATATGTGAAAGAAAGTAATAACTAACTATAATTACTACTTCCTAACTTAAACATTCTATCTCTTCCAATTAAAAGTAAGATATCGTCCTCTATAAGTTTCATATTCTCTTATAATATCCAATATTTCCTCCCTAGAAGTTGCAATTAAACTTCTATCAAATAGTTCAATCATTCTATTGCTATCATTATCAGAAACATTACAAGACTCTAATATCTCATTATTAAATATTGCAATAGCATACCCAGTACCTATTTTTATCTCATTTAATTCATGTAAATTATTTGCTGCTCTAAAGATATCAGCTTCAGCCAATCCACCTAAATCTTCGCTTCTATTAATCAAGTTATTAAGTTTAATACTAAAAGCTGCTCTTACAAATCTCTCATAAACCAATGCATCCATACATAAATCCTCCATTATCACAATAATATATTTACATTATATTACAATAATAGAGTTATCACAACAAACAACCACTTCTAGTTGATAACTTTTATCTATCTATTAATAAAATCCAATGCTTTATAAAGTGTATCAAATCTATCATTACCTTTTATCATAATAAATTTTTCTTTAGTAATAGAACTTATCTTTTCACATGCGCCACCTCCTACAACATATAAATTTTCCGTCTGACCTGGTACGTAATCTTTTATATCACAAACTAAAACTTTGCTTGGACTATAGCCCCAACTAAGCACATTCGCAAGTATCTTATCAACTTCTCCATCATAAACAATTGTATGTTTGTACATCTGTTTAACTCCCTCATTATTTATATTTTTATTTAATACACCTTCTACAATTAACTTAGCAATACCTTCATGACCTAGTTTCTTAGCTTTATCATAATCTTCTTTATTATCACAGAAGAAACTTTCAATTAATACTGCTGTAGGCTTTGAACTATTTAAGATATATAATCTTTTATCTAATTTAGCACCTCTATTTTTAAATACTGTACCTAGTTTATCACATATTCTAGTTGCATACTCTAAGCCTTTATTACTATAATATAGGACTTCTGAACCTTTACCTTGACCGTTACTTGCATTTAAATGTAACTCTATAAGTAAATCATATCCTCCACTATTAACTCTAGGTATTTTATAAGACTTTTCTTCATTCTTAGTTTTAAACTGCTTTTCTGGGCATATTATTACATCTACCTTATGCCCTTCTTTTCTAAATGTATCTGCTAATACTGGTGCAAGAGATTTGTTGTATTGATACTCGTTAATTACTCCATCAGCAGAAGTGCATGCTCCACTTTTTAAAATACTGTGTCCTACTGTAATACATATTTTCATTATTTATTACCTCCCTTAATATTTAATTCGTCTGTCATTGTATCTAGTAAATTGCCTATTTTCTCCTTTAATTTTTTGGGAACTGGTAATCCACATAAGTACATATTTTTTAATATACTTACACTTTCATACAAAATGAATAGAATAGAGAAAAATTCAGATATTCCAAGATGATTTAATCTCAAGAAATCAATCCAATCTTGTGGCAACATAAATAAAAAGTTAAACTTTGTAAGTATATCAACTACTGCTAGAAAAAATATACATGCTATCATTGCAACTTTTCTTATTCCTCCATTTATTCCAAAACTTGAATTAAACTGATGTGTTTTTATTGCTCTTAAGCAACCTAACAGTGTATCAAATGCTATTGCTAATATTACTAATTTTATAAATATATTTGTTGCTAAAAAAACTATTGTTAAATTCATATTTCCTCCTAATTTTTGTATTAAAAAGGACCTAGAATTATCTAAGTCCTTTAAATGTATTAATTTATTATTTTACCTTTAAATTGTTAACGAAATCTGCAGCTATAATAAAGTATGCTGCATCACATTTTGCTTCTCCCATAATCCCTGGATTAGAAATGTAACAACTTGTTGGGTTTTGTTCTAGCCCCTCTAGCTTTATATTTTCTACCATTATAAATATCTCCCCCATAGTAGGTATAATTAACATTAGAACTAGAATGCAAATTACAATTATTTTCTTCATTTTTTAATCTCCTTTTAATAGAATTTTTTTATTATAGATAAAAATAAAAAATATATAACTAAAAAAGGAAATTATTTTTAATTTATATAAAAAAAACCTATTTTGTTGGTTCTGCTCCTTCTACTACTCCACTTTCTCTAATTATATAATCCTCTACTGCTGTCCTATAGTCTGTGTTAGTTACATCATCTAATTCAAATTCTCGATTTTTTAGAGGGTTTAACCCTCCGTTTAATATTCTCTCTGCTAATATTCTTACAACAACTTCATTTATATTCATTATAATAATCCTCCTACTTTTTCATTTTCATTTAATAAAATTTGATTTTCTAACTCTTGTATTCTCTTTTCTTCTTCTGTTACATATATTGGTATTTCTTCTAAAATAGGTTGTTTAGTTTCTATATTTATACCTATAATTCTATTTTTGGTATAATCTACACTTCCATATGGAACATCAATACAATGTAATTCTGTTATTTTATCATGTGCCAATACATCTCCTGTTGCTTCTCCTGTTTGTAGCAGTATTTTACCTGTTTGGTCACATATAATTCTATTTGCTCTATCCATTTTATCACCTCTTTATTTTTAATATTAAAAAACTTTAAATGCGTGCCATTTATAATTAGAACTATAGTTAGCATTAGCATGTGTATAAGCAGGAACTTGAATAGAATTATCTTTAAACCAAACATCCGCAGAGTCATTAACGTAAAAATTACCACCTTCACGATTGATACCACTACTATTTAGTCTATAATTCATAACAAAATCTTTACCTTTATCACCGTTACCAGTACTATCTAAGCCACGATATGCAACAATAATAAGTTTGTACATATATTCATCAGAAGTACCGAGATATTCACGTTCAGCAACGAATAAATTAGGCTTAAAAGATAAATTATTAATATCGAGCCATATGGTTTGTTTTCTAGTAATATTATCAAAATAACCAACTATATTTCTACCTTCAACAAAAAAAGGAGCTGTACTGCCATGTGCATATTTAAATTTGGATAATTGATTTATAGTATTATTTTTCTCTGTTAATACAGTTGTCATCCTAGATGGAATTATACTCAATTTATCATTTATATTTGCTGGGCTACCTATCGCATTTATTATATTGTTTTTTTCTATCTGTAAGTCATTTTTTATACTATCAAAAGTAGTCATAAGTTCTCCTAAACTAGCATTGTCAGTTAATTTTGTTGTCATCTTCTCACCTCACTTATATCATGTCTATCAAACTATTTGCTATTGAAATTCCCTTTATTCTCTGTCCATTCACTTCTGTTTCTAAATTATTCTGTTTTTCCAATAATGTATTATAATTTCTTGCTAGTTGATTTAATGCTTCCTCTACATTATCACTTTCGAATAAGTTATCTGTATCTTTTATACTTGTTTTCTCTGCCGTTGTTTCTATACTATCTACACTAGTTTTCACCTCATTTACTGCACTAACTATATTTGTTTTATCTGTTGTAGTAAGTTGTTTTGTATCCCCTATTTTATTGTTTAACTCTGTTTTAGCAGTTTCTATGTTGTTTGTTAATTCTGTTTTAGTTGTATCTATTTTAGTGTCTAATTTATTAATATTTGATAATATTTTTTCTTCATCTTTTTTAGTCAAAAATATTGCAGTTGGGTCAACAACTAAAGTCACTTTCTCTACATTAGATACCTCTATGATAAATTTCAAATACAAATCTTTCATAGCTCCATTATCAACTTTTGGCTTGTAAGTTTCTGGGCTTTTACAAACTGCAATCATATCTCCTTCATTATCTATAAGACCCATTTCTCTAACTGTAAATCCACCTATCGAACCAGGGATACATGCTGTTGCAATAATCCAGTTAGGATTATTTTCATCATTATCAAAAGCGTTTATATTCCCTTCCCAAACCTTATTTTTTAATGCTGTTTGGTCTTCTGTTGGATTATAATAATTTCCTCCACCATCTCCCGCTTGAATCTTCTCTAAAACTACTGACTTACCTAACATTCCTGCGTTAGCAATCTTAGCTTTGCCTATATTTGTTAGTATTGTGTAAAATTGTTCATCAGCCATTTGTACCACCTCCTACCTTGGATATACTGTTAATGTTTCTGAACTTATGTTATTAGCTAATGCAAACTTAGCTTTAACACTTGCTTTTACTTCTTTACTTGTATAAGGATATACTGTTATTTCTTCACTCATAATTGCTGTTTGTGCAAAATAGGTTTTACTTTTCAATAAAGATACTAATTTATAACTTACAGCTAAATGAGAAGGTTTTATAACATTTACTCTCTTATATAAATCTTCTAAATCTCTAGGAAAACCTTGAGTACTAGTTAATTCAACACCAAAAGTATACGGAGATATATTTTCATTTATTTTTATGTTTGCACCTGTATAAGATTGAAGTATCATAGACATTCTTTTAGGTGTCATAATATATTTACTTTGAAGCTTAGCAATAACTTTTCTTCTTCTAATTTCTATATCTTCATCTATATTGGTAGTTAAACCTACTCTATTTTCCCAAAAGCTCAAACCCCATGTCGCACTCTGAGGAAATAATTGTAACTCTATTTCTTCATTCAATAACTCTAGATTATCAAATTCGCTTCCTATAGCTTCATATATAGAGTTCATGACTAAAGATTGTTCATAGATAGGAGATAATGTTAAAAGCATTTCTCTACCTTTTTTAGAAGTTATCACGCTATCACCTCATTGATTATCTCACCTATTCCAACGACTTGGTCATTTAAAATAATATTTGTTGTTCCATCATTTATTGTCAAGTTAGAAAAATCTTGTATTCCTTCATCTGCAAGCATCATAGAACCTGTTAGTGAATAAATTGCATTATAAGAAACAGTACCTCCAATATCTATTTTATCGAGGTATTTGTCTATTTTATTTTTTAAGATATTCAGCACAGTTTCTTGACTAAATCCATTTGAAAACACAAAACTAGCTTTTACATTAATTAGTAATGTTTGTGGAGTAGCTATAGTTACAATAGCACCTATAGGAGCTTTTCCATCTCGATTTTGACCTTCTTCTGTATTCAATGGATATATATATTCTTGGACCTTATCTATTAATTCTTGTGTTGCTGCTTTCCTATTTTTATCTAGTATTAATACTTTTACTGTACCTGGTCCAGCCCATTCTGAAACTACATAAGCATATCCCACTCCATTAACTTCTTTAGCCCATCTTATATAATCTGAACTAGCTCCACTTAATTTGTCCTCTTGCTCTGCTACAAGAACTCTTTCTCTAAAATGTTCTTCATCTTCTATATCTGTTCCACCTTTGAAATCTTCTTTATTAGTAACTGATTTAATACCATTAATAGAACCTAATAAAACAGTTGTAGTATTTTGAGCTACATTCCCTATAGTTCCTACAATCCTGCATTCTGCTTTAATATCTACTGTTTCATTTT